ACTAAAAGAAAAATATTTGGTTGATGGTAATTCAGTTCTTACTCGATATGAAAGAATAAGAAGAACTTATAGATGGGAAATTATAAAAATAGATCAAAATTCCAAAGAAGGAAAAATAAGATTAGCTAGATTTCATTCTGATGCTAAACATCATTTTTATAGATGGAGAGGTCCAAATTGGTTTCATAATATGTATGCACAAAGACCATATCGTAGAGACTGTAAAAGACAACTTAGAAAAGCTATATATGATCCTGATTATGAAGTTCAAATAATAAGAAAACCTTATAGAGAATATTGGGATTAAAAGTTAAGGTAGGGTAAATCGACTGGAAACGAAAACTGTCTTGAAAACAGCCGAGCCGTAAAACGCCTTGGGGGTTCGACTCCCTCTCCTACCGCCAATTTTAGAAGATGAAGTCAGTTGGTACTGACGCCTGTTTGGAAAACAGGAGAGCGTCTGTGTGCGCTCGGGGTTCAATTCCTCCATCTTCTGCCAATTTCAAAATGGAAGATTAACCGATTGGGTGATCGGAACTGTTTGCTAAACAGATTGTACCTAACAAGGTATGGGGATCGATACCTCAGTCTTCCGCCAATTTTGGTTGCGTGTCTGAATGATTAGGATGCGGATTGCAAATCCGTTATATGCAGGTTTGAATCCTGTCGCAACCTCCAAACAAAAGTGCTTGACAGATGAGACAAACTAGTGTACAATGTCTTCCATCAAGTGAGAGAAGTTAAATGCTCTGTTCGACTAGAGGCCGAGGTCGTTAGACTTTCAATCTGAAAACACGGGTTCGAATCCCGTACAGAGCGCCAATTAAGGGTAAGCGGTGAAGTTGGAGAGTCACACCAGACTGTAAATCTGGCGCCTCGTGCTGAGTAGGTTCGATTCCTACCTTACCCACCAAATTTTGGGAGTGTAATTCAATGGTAGAATAACTGGCTTTTAACCAGTCCACCGTGGTTCGATTCCACGTACTCCTACCAATAATGCTTCTATAGTTCAAAGGTAGAACACGCAACTGATAATTGCGAAACCGTGGATCGATACCACGTAGGAGCACCAATTAGGTTGTATAGTTAAGTGGTATAACTAGAGATTCATATCCTCTTATCACCAGTTCGATTCTGGTTACAACCACCAAAAGTTTATGGTTCTATAGTGTAGTGGTCTGCACGATGCTCTGTCACAGCATAAGTAGGGGATCGTTCCCCCTTAGAACCGCCAAATATGGGGAATGGGCTAGGAACCCAGAGAATCCTTGCAAGATTCTAGCTTGATCGGTGCGATTCCGATATTCTCCACCAATATATCTCACTAAGATAACGGTAGTCGGCTGGTCTCCAAAACCATGCAGTTGGGGTTCGAATCCTCAGTGGGATGCCAATTTTAATATAAAGGAGATGACTAAGGTGTAGTATGAAACAATTTAATCTGGATGAAGTCAAGGCATATATATCTGCACAATCGGATGAAACTAAAATTTATCTAGGTGCTGATTCAGAACGTTTTAAATTAAATGGACTATGGTACGCTGATTATACATTAGCAGTAGTTGTTCATATAGATGGAACATCTGGTTGCAAAATCTTTGGAAATGTAATAAGAGAAAGAGATTATGACCAGAAGAAAAATAAACCATCTATGCGTCTTATGAATGAAGTTTATAAAGTATCTGAACTATTTCAGAGTCTTGCTGATGTGTTAGAAGATAGATATGTAGAAGTACATCTTGACATTAACCCAGATTTGAAATATGGTTCATCTTGTGTAATACAACAAGCAATTGGTTACATCAAAGGTACATGTAATGTAAACCCGTTAGTGAAACCAAATGCGTTTGCTGCAACTTACGCAGCAGATAGATTGAAACATGTCTTACATGCTGCATAAGAGAATTGCTCCTATAGTATAAAGGTATTACAATGTCTTGGTAAGACATAAACACAGGATCGTTACCTGTTAGGAGCTCCAAAAAAATGTTGACAAAGTGTGGTACATGATGTATAATGTACCACATAAACTGAGTGAATGCCCTCGTAGCGCAATTGGTAGAGGCAACGGTCTTAGAAGCCGTCCAGTGTCAGTTCGAATCTGACCGAGGGCACCAAATTAAAAATATAATGGGGATATGGTGTAATTGGTAGCCACACCAAACTTAAAATTTGATGGAGAAATCCGTGTCGGTTCGAGTCCGACTATCCCCACCAATTTACGGGCCTCAAGCTTAAATGGTATAAGCATCCGACTCATAATCGGCAGATATAGAGTTCGAATCTCTAGGGGCCCACCAAATAATGCCCTCTTCGTTTAATGGACAGGACATGGGATTTCTACTCCCACAGTGGCGGTTCGATTCCGTCAGAGGGTGCCAATTATATGTTGACAAAAGAACATATATAAAGTATAATGTTTGTTATGAAAAGAGTTGAAGACTTAGTAACAGAACAAACAAAAATGGAAAGACAGTCGCATATGGATTTGTCTGAACCATGTATAGAAAGAGGTGGAAACTCCACTAACCATAAAGGTGTGTTGGCACAGTACCTAGATACTAACATACCGTATGGAATAAAATATCCATTGTGTCATGGTTGTCATAATGGTAAGTGTTCGAACCCAAAACATTTATACTGGGGAACACCAAAAGAAAATGTAGAAGATAGTATAGAAAACGGAACCAAATATTCTAAAGGTAGAAAACCCGAATTCAAAGATTCTGAAGAAACTAAACTAAAGAAAAGTTTAGCACATAAAGGAATAAGTAGTCCAAAATACAAATGGGACGATAAGAAGTTGTTACTATTGAAGAAACAAGGTTTATCAAATGTAAAAATAGGAAAAACTTTTGGTGTAACTGAAAGTGCGGTAAGAAAGAGACTAAAAAAGATATATTCCCCCGTCTTCTAGTGGTAGGAAAGTCGGCTTTGAACCGATCAACGGTTGTTCGAATCAATCCGGGGGAGCCAAATAATGCGGATATAACTCAACGGTAGAGTGTCGGGTTTCCAACCCGTTCGTTGCAGGTTCGAATCCTGTTATCCGCTCCAATTTTTAACATAAAAAGGAGATATATAATGTCGGGTTCGGTGATTAAGAAATGTGGTTGTACTGGTACTCCTTCCAATGGTTCAGATTACCAGAACAAGAAACATGGTGATGGTATGAGAGTTATGAATTTGGATGTTAAGAAATCAGAAGCAACTTGTACTGTTTGTGGTAAGACAATAAAAGTTTAACTACTGCCCTTTAAGCATTGCTGGCGATGAAAAGAGAAAAACCCAATTGTTTATATTGCGGAGAGAAAGTAAAAGAACATAAATCTACTTTTTGTAGTAGAGAATGTAATCAAAAATATAACCTCCTACAAAGGATTTATAATAAAACTGCTTCCCCTAGAACACTTAAAAAGTATCTAATTTGGACTGAAGGTAATAAATGTTCAGTTTGTAATATTACTGAATGGAATAATAAACCAATAATAATGGAAATAGAACACATTGATGGTAATTCCGACAACAATGATTTAACAAATTTATGTCTAATATGTCCCAACTGTCATTCACAGACAGATACATATAAAGGTGCTAATAGAGGAAATGGTAGACATTATAGAAGGCAAAGATATGCCGAAGGTAAGAGTTTTTAGCCTTGTTCGCATAGTGGTTGATTGCAGCGGTTTTGTAAGCCGCCGACTTCGGTCCCCGTCAGTTCGAATCTGACACAAGGCTCCAGTAGTTAAGTAATATAAAACCTCTTTGATAACGAGAATATATTATTTACTAAACATCCTTGCAAGGTTCGGGATGTTATAAAATAAGAAACCTTGCGGTTATATTAGTATCGGACAGATCGTAATACTGTCGCTGGATTTCGTAACCAGTACCTATCCGGGTTTAGCTCAGTCTGGTAGAGCATCTGCTTTGGGAGCAGAGGGTCGCATGTTCGAATCGTGTATCCCGGACCAAATTATTGGTAAGTGGCTGACTGGCAAAGCAACGCACTGTTAATGCGTGACATGTGAGTTCGAATCTCACCTTACCAGCCAATTTTATAACAAAGCGTGAGATAAATATGCAAGCAACTAGAAATAATGTAATTGTTGAACGTATTGCAGCAAGTAAGGAAACTACATCGGGCATTATTCTTAAATCTACAGAAGAACCAGATAAGGCATTGGTTCTGAATGTTGGTCCAGATGTTTTAGAAGTTTCAGAAGGTGATCTTGTACTGCTTAATTGGAATAAAGCAACTGCAATAAATGATGTATACATTATTCCAGAAGATGATATCGTTCTAAAGTTCGAAGATTAATAAATGCGGGATAGTTCAGAGGTAGAACGCTTGGCTCATAACCAAGAGGTCGGTGGTTCGATTCCATCTCCCGCCTCCAACAAAACAACACCCCCCACGCCTCTCGATGAAGCGCACCAGAGGGGGTTACTTTTATAAACCTCCGGCCTCTCAACGATGCACAAATCGGAGGTTAACCTCCAAGCCTCTCAACGATGCTCAAATTGGAGGTTTTTTTATGTCAAAAAAACTTGACAACTTAGATAAAATGTGTTATAATAATTTTGCTACCGGAGAGGGATAATATAATGGATATTCGTATTTTAAAGTTAGTTACTGGGGAAGAAGTTTTAGGTGAAGTAGTCAATATCACTGAAAGCTTTACATTGAGAAATCCAGTAGGTGTTGCTATTGTTCGTGGTGATAATGGACAACCTAATGTTGGGTTTGCTCCATTCCCATTACATGCAAATCAAACACCAGGATTAGAACTTGACATTCACAGGTCACAAGTGGTATACTTCTATACTCCTGCTGAAGATTTCATTGATAATTATAATCAAATATTTGGTGCAGGAATAGTCCTTCCTAGTAAAAAGTTAATTATGGGGTAATATGCAGAATTTTTATACTAATGTGCAAACCTATGGTGGAAATATACTCTATCGAGGTGTGATGAATGGAAAGAAAGTAAAGCAGAAGGTGGAATACTCACCTTCTCTATACATTCCTTCTAATAGACCTACAGAGTATACATCTCTGGATGGTATATATCTTCAACGTAAAATATTTGGTAATCTATATGAAGCCCGTGATTACGTTAAGAAGTTTAATGGTGTAAATGGTTCTAAAATCTATGGCAATACAAGTTATGAATATGCTTTTATTGCTGAACAACATCCTGATATGATTGATTGGGATTTCGACAAAATTAGTGTTGGTATTATCGATATCGAAGTAGGGTCAGAGAATGGGTTTCCTGACCCCTACATGGCCAATGAACCGATAACTGCAATCACCCTTACCTACATGAATGGTAAGACGTATGTGTTCGGTTGTGGGGACTACGAGACCCAAGGCGACGAGATTTACATCAAGTGTCAAGATGAGTGGACTCTCATCAAAAAGTTCCTAGATGTGTGGTCATACGACTGCCCTGACGTAATCACTGGATGGAATACAAAGTTCTTCGATATTCCTTACTTGGTTAATCGTTTTCGTAAGATTGTTGGAGAAGAACAAACTCGTAGACTATCACCTTGGGGTTCTATCTCTGAACGTAAGGTGGTTGATAGGTTCAAGGGTAATAGAGAACTGATTGCTTATACATTTGTTGGTGTTGCATCTCTTGATTATATGGAACTATACAAATGGTTTGCACCAGGTGGTAAATCACAAGAAAGTTATCGTTTAGATCATATTGCATTTGTGGAATTGGGAGACAACAAGTTATCCTATGCTGAATATGGTAACTTACATAACTTATACAAACAGAACTATCAGTTGTTCATTGAGTATAACATCAAGGACGTAGAACTGATTCTTCGAATGGACGATAAGTTGAAATTGATAGAAATGGCTTTGACTCTTGCTTATGACACGAAATCTAATTTCGAAGATGTGTTTACACAAACTCGTATGTGGGATTCATTGTCATATTCATACCTTCTTAATAAGAAAGTTATCGTTCCACCTAAAGTTGTTAATGAGAAGGATTCTAGGTTTGAAGGTGCATATGTTAAAGAAGTCCAAATTGGAATGCATCATTGGGTTGCATCGTTCGACTTGAATAGTCTATACCCTCACTTGTTGATGCAGTATAACATTTCACCAGAAACATTAGTTGAACCAGAAGAGTATACACCAGAAATGCGTAGAATCATCATGGAAGGTGTTACTGTTGATAAGTTATTGAACAAGGACATTGATACATCTAAACTTAAGGATGTGACTATTACTCCAAACGGTCAATTCTTTAGAACTGATGTTCGTGGGTTTCTTCCTCAAATGATGGAAGATATGTATGAAGATCGTAAGAAGTTTAAGAAGTTGATGTTGAAGTCTAAACAAGAGTATGAGAATGAAACAGATAAGACTAAGAAATATCAACTTAGTAAATTGATTTCTAGGTATGATAACTTGCAACTTGCAAAGAAACTGTCTCTAAACTCTGCTTATGGTGCATTAGGTTCACAATACTTTAGATTCTATGACCTTCGTATGGCATTGGGTGTAACTATGGCTGGTCAGTTGTCTATTCGTTGGATTGAGAATAAACTCAATGCGTACATGAATAAATTACTGAACACTAACAATGATTATGTGATTGCATCGGATACTGATTCTATTTACCTTCAACTCGGTCCACTTGTGAATAAAGTATATTCGAGTAAAATGGAAGTTAATCAAGTTATCTCTTTTATGGATCGTGTATGCGAAGAAAGAATTCAACCATATATTGATAAGAGTTACCAAGAACTTGCTTCCTATGTTAATGCATATGAACAGAAGATGCAAATGAAACGGGAAGCACTGTCTAACAAAGGTATTTGGACTGCCAAGAAACATTATATTCTCAATGTATATAATAACGAAGGTGTTCAATATAAAGAACCTAAGTTGAAAGTTATGGGTCTTGAAATGGTTAAGTCATCTACTCCAACGGCTATTCGTGACAAGATGAAACAACTAATTGGTGTTCTTATTAATGGTACAGAAAATGATGTTCAGAAGTTTATTGAAGATTTCAGAACAGACTTTAAGAAGTTACCACCAGAAGAAATATCATTCCCTCGCGGGATTTCCAATATGAAAACTTATATTGACCCTGTTACTCTTTATCGTAAATCAACTCCGATACACGTTAAAGGTGCTATTCTATATAATCATTTCATCAAGGAATATAATCT